AATGCTTTCTATATTGGTAACAATCAATTTATTACCAAAACACAATTAGAACAGCTTGGTAATTATATAAACGATGTTTATTGCTAACGAAAAACATAAGATGTTATTCGTGGATCTTCCCGTGTCTATGGATCAGGTAAGCTATACGATAGGGGAATATATTCTTAATAATAACAAGAAGAATGTATATAAAGGAGAAAAGAATATACTCCCTTATTTCTGTTATTCTATTGATATAAAAAATAAGATAGGTGTAAAGGAATGGAATAAGCTATATACCTTTGGTGTTATTCGGAATCCCTTTGATAGAATGATTTCTATGTATGAGTTCTTTACTGAAGGAACCTATGAGAGATTAGCTTGGTGTAGAGGAATAAAGGAATCCAAGGAAGCCATCAGAGAACAACATAGGTTGAAGAGTAGGGGATTTACCAAATGGTTAACAGATGATCCTGCTTATGATCATCTTCATACCACTCCTTTCTGTGGCTATAGATTTACACCACAGGTAAATTGGCTATCAGAAGTTAATGATATTTTTACTTTTGAAAAGAGTAGTTCGCTACTTAACAAAATTTATAAAATATCTAAAACTACTCTACCTTCGTTTAAAGGTGTAGCGGAGCAAAAGGAAATTAAACTGAAAAGAGCCAACTACTATAAACTAAAGCCAAAAGCTATAGAGATAGTAGCTGACTCCTTTAGGGAAGATATAAAGATATTACCAAAGGAATATGATTTAGTTTTCTAAATCGGTTTTCACTTCAATTATCTTGGTATTCATCTTTTCTTTTTCTACCATCATATCCTTTACATGAATACTAAGAATACCATTCTTAAAGATCGCATCCTTTACTTCATAGTCTGGATGAGATAGAGAAACCTTCTTATAGTATTTATAACTAGTGAAGGGGTTGTTATTTAGAATTTCTTCTTTGGTATCTTTGCTACGTAGAATAAGATAACCATCCTTTTGCATGACATCAATAGTAGAATTATCATGACCGGGAATTAGAAAATGAAAGAAATAAAGATCGGTATCGTCTTGATCAGTAGTAACAATATAATCGCCTCCATAATGAACACAGGGATGTTTAATCCCATTCCAAGGAAGTTGTTTTAGAACTGTTTGACTTTGGTTCGCAAAGTTGTTGAATAGTCGGTTGTCGTAATTGAAAAATCTATCGCTAATCTGATCTATCATAGACTCAAATTCTGGAACGATATCGTTATAGAACGGTTTAAGCATAGTTTTGTTTCTCCTTTTTAAGACTGTTAAGCAAGTATATGTATGCTATGCTGTATTCTATAGTATACGGATCTTTAAAAGAGTTGTCAAGAGAAAAATAATATATATTTTTAACTGTAAGAAGGGTATGATATACTAAATTAATTATGGGTGTAACAGATCAAGATTACACGAAGGGCTTGGATAGAGAAGTCCATATTATTTATGGGGAGTGGTCTACAGAGCAATTACGTGATACTATAGAGAGATTATGTAAAGAACGTAGGTTTAACTCTGCTGGTCGTGATTTACAGGAGATGCGAAAAGAACTCCGTAGGAGATCAATTCGTATTCCAGGGCAAAAGCGGGAAAAGGATTATTCTAAAGCAGATCAACCGGATGAAACATATAGACGTAAACAGGAAAAGATGCTAGAAAATCCACCGCAACGCCTGAAACTATTCACACGATCACAACTTGTTGGGGGTTTATCTCCCCGACAAGAGAAATTTTGTATGGAGTATATGGCTACAGGAGACATAGTTCATGCTTATAAAGAGGCTGGATACGCCCTTGGGAAGAATGATTCCAAGACTAGGCAAAGGGCTTGGGCTACNCTACATACAAATAAGAAGATTAAGAAACGATTGGAAAACCTACGAGAGGAGGCATTAAGAAGGATGGCTTGGAATGCTGATAAAGTTTTGGAAAAAGTGTCAAGCGTTTATGAAAACGCTATGGATGAAAATGATTTCACTAATGCAAACCGTAGTATGGAAACCATTGCACGGCATCTGGGTATGTTTGTGGACAAGTCTGAACAAAGGGTTAAACTGTCTAACTTCTCTGATGAAGACAGTGAAGATAAAATTGAAAAAGATATTGCTAACCTTGCGGATGTGGTTGGGCTTAAAGTGGTTGATGGCGGGAAAAAATAAAAACCATCATACCCCAAAGATAGATTAATATTATGACCAGATCTATTTTTAAAAAAAATAATGAAGAAGAAACTGCTATACGTTTATGGATAGGAGCTGTAGGCTTTTGTCTGTTTGTAGGCTTAATATATGGGATAATTAATTATGGCTGACGATCCTGTAGATATTACAGAAATTTTAGAATTAAAAAAGATAAACGAAAAGTTACGTAATGAGGTAGGAACTAGAGATGTTACTCTTGAAGAGTATCAGGCTGCTAAAAATAGAGCAAAAAATATAGGATTTGATGATCCTAAATCTAAAGGAGACTTAGTTCCTTCATCGAAAACAAGTGGATTGAGGAAGTTATTGCCTTTATTACGTAAGGGATTAAGTAGACTTAATCCTGCTTTAGGCTTGGCTGATCTTGCTATAAGTAATTACCCCTCTGAAGAAGAGATGCAGGAACGTATGAAAAAAGCAGGGGAATTTCCTAAGTTAAGAGAAGATCCAATGGGTGATTTGAAAAGTGGATTAGAAACTGCTATAGATTTTATAACTCCTAGTAAAACTTATAAACGAAAATTATCTCCTACTGAAATTGAATTTTTTGAAGATGTAACGGCTGAAGGAGATAATTATGATTTATTAGCTGATGCTCCTTCTGCTAAAATTAGTATTGATAGTAAAGGAAAAAAATTTCTAGAAGTAGCTGAAGAAGATATGGATTCGTTTATGAATTGGATTGGTAATGAGTATACACTCAATATGGGGTATGACGATATGCCTACTCATATCCGTACTGGTTCTAAATGGCATTTAACTTTTAAAGATGAGGAAGGAAAAAATTATTGGGAAAATACAAAGAAAGCTACAGGCGGTGTAATCCGTAACCCATACTCCTACACTCCTAGAGATATCTAATCCATGAAAGATAAACAGATAGAATTACGAGATAAACTATTTGAACAAGCTATTATAAAATCTCGTACCAACTTCCTTACCTTTGTTAAACTAATGGTTCCTCATCTTATTGCTGACTTTAAGATGGGTAATCATATAGAACTTTTGGCTAACAAACTTCAACAGGTACAGGAAAATAAACTAAAACGTCTGATGGTTTTCCTACCGCCTCGTAGTTCTAAGTCTGTTATCTGTTCTAAACTTTTCCCTGCTTGGTACATGGGAAACCATGCTAACCATGAAATCCTTTCCGTATCCCACTCTGACCAACTGGCTTCTGACTTTGGCAGGGCTGTAAGAGATATCGTTAATACAGACCTATATAAACAAATCTTCCCTAAAACTACTCTACGTTCTGATGTCAGGGCTGCTGGTAAATGGCAGACTAATCAGAATGGTGTGTATATAGCTGCTGGTGTTAGATCACAGATCGCTGGTCGAGGATGTCATATAGCTCTTCTTGATGATGTCATGTCAGAAGAAGATGCATTTTCAGAAGCTGGCCGTAGGTATATTAAGGAATGGTATCCTGCTGGTCTACGTACACGTTTAATGCCGAATGGTAGTGTAGTAATCATTAACACGCGATACCATGAAGATGATATCTGTGGCTGGCTTCTGGAAACACAAAGGGAAAGACAAAAGGAAACAATCTTTAAAGATAAGGATGAAGATAATATAGAGATTGATGAATGGGAAGTTATAAAGATACCAGCTTGGTTGGATGATGATTCCGCTGAAATTCTTTCTCTTCCTGTAGGATCTTCTTATTTTCCTGAATGGAAACCTAATGAGTTATTAAAGAAGGATGAGATAGAGATACGATCACAGAACGGTAGTAAATACTGGCAATCTCTTTATATGCAAGATCCAACACCTGAAGAAGGTGGAATATTGAAGAAGGATTGGTTTAAGATTTGGGAATATAGTGAAGATCCTCCTGACTGTGACTTCATTATCCAAACTTGTGATACAGCCTTCTCTGCTAAAACCAGTGCTGATTATTCTGTTATTCAAACTTGGGGTATATTCAACAGAATTATGACCGATAGTTATGGAACAGAAGTTATGGTAGCTAATCTTATTCTGTTAAGTAACATGAGAGAAAGATTAGAGTATCCAGAGTTGCGTAGTACTGCACAAGAGATGTATGATAGTTATGAACCAGATGTTATAATAATTGAAAAGAAAGCGTCAGGTCANTCCCTTATTCAAGATTTNAGAAGGGCTGGCTTGCCTATTCTTGAGTATAACCCTGATAGAGATAAGGTTACTAGAGCTAATGCCTCCACACCAATACTTGAAGCTGGACGAGTTTGGCTACCTAATAAACCATTTGCACAGGATTTAATTAATGAAGCTGCTGCCTTTCCNTATGCTACCTACGATGATCAAGTGGATGCAATGGTAATGGCAATTCTTTATATGAAAGATTCATGGAAAGTTGATCATCCATTGGATGCCTTCCAGATACATGAAGTAGAAGATAATTATTATAAACCAAAACGACTTGGCTATTGGAGGATTTGAAAATGGATAAACAACCAAAACCTATTACTATTCAACAAGTTGAGGATGCTATAGTTGATGCTTATAAAGATGCTTTAAAAGGTAAGTCAGCTACGGATCGTAGAGAAGCAAAAGATAAAAAGGAAGTAAAGGATAAAAAGAAAGGCGGCGGTTCAGTACGCCAAGGTCGTGGTATGGGAAAAGCCCTTAGAGGCGGCGGTGCGGTAACAAGGAGTAAATAAAAAATGGCTTGGC